GTGCAAGGCGGACATATTCGAGGCGACGTATGAGCCAGCGGACGTCTACGACTGATGGCGCAACGCCCGCCTGAGGCGATAAGTCTTTGTTATGAGTTGAGCGAAGGGAGCGATGGGGATGGACGTGCAGATGGATTTGGGGACGTTTTGGTACATGTTGACGGGGCTGGTCTTCTTGGCGGCGATGGTGTGGCTGATTCGCCAGGATGGGCCGGGCCGCTCGGCCGAGAAGGCTGTGGCGCAGATGACGGAAGCGTCGACGGTGGCGTTCAACTTGGTTTCGGCGGCGGAACAGCTTTGGACGACGGGCCGCTTGCCGAAGGATGAGCGCTTGGACTGGGTGACGGCGCAGTTGGAGACGCTCTTCCCGCGGTTGGATGATGCGCAGTTGCGGGCGACGGTGGAGGCGGCGGTCTACTGGTTGAAGATGATGCAGGCGAGCGCAGAGTCGGACGGGGCGGTGGAGACGAGCGGTCTGGATTTCTGGCGGTAATTTCGCATAATCATCGAACTGCCCCGCCGGGCGACGTGGCTTGCACGCGGTTCGGCGGGGAGATGCTTGGACGAAGGTTAGGACCGATAGTTCCGATTGGGATGGCGGTGGGCGGTGGAAAATCAGGCGGACGAGGGGACCATCTTCCCCGCAAGCGAGCGGGTGCAGGGACAACAGACGAGCCGGCGCGCGTATAAGGAGTTCTTGGCGCGGCTGCAGGCGTTCCCGTGGTGGCAGGAGTTCCAGAAGATGGTCGAGGAAGGCTGGGACTGGCGCAAGGCGGTTTTCATTGCGTGGGCGGCCTCGCCGGCGCGCGACCGCAAGCCTGCGACCCAGGGCGAACTGGCCACGGAGGTGCTGGGGCTGAAGAATGACCGCACGATCCGCAAATGGAAAGAGCGCGACCCGGACATTGAGTCGATGATCGCGGCGATGCAGGCGGCGCCGTTGCTGCGGCATCGACGGGACATCTTTGAGGCGCTGGCGGCGAGTGCGAGCGACTCGGACCCGAAGAGCCATGCCGACCGCAAGCTGGCGCTGGAGATGATGGGCGATTACCGGCCGCGGGGACAGACGGATGTGTCGCTTTCGGGCGCGGTTGTGGGCGTGTCGATGGAGGAATGGCAGGCGTTAGCGCAGCAACGACGGGCCGCGGCGGACGAGACGTTGGGAGCGTTCGACGAGCCGGACGAGGACGAGGAGGGGTAGTGCCACTACTGGAGATTTTGACGCGCTGCTATCGTCGACCGCGCATGTTGGCCGCCAATATGGCGAGTATGGCCGTGCAGACGGATCCGGACTGGGTGCAGACTCTGCTGCCGGATTGGGAAGGCCGCGGCGTGGGCTGGAGCTTTGGCAATTTGGCAGCGTATGCGCCGCGGGTGGTGGGTGAATATATCTGGGTTCTGGACGACGACGATCTGTGCATGCGGCCGACGTTGGTGGCGGAGCTGCGGACGCTGGTGGCGGGGTGGCCGGGGGTGGTGATGGTGCGCATGGACCATGGCCCGTCGGGGATTCTGCCGAACCGTCTGGCATGGGGCGACTGTCAAAATTTGACAGTGGGCGGGGTGGGCGTGAGTGCGCCGATTGTGCGCGCGGATCTGTGGCAGGCGCATGCCTGGGCGTATGGCGAGCACTATGCCGGGGACTTCGACTTCTTGGCGGCGCTGCTGGCCACGCAGCCGACTGTGGTGTGGCACGACGTGGTGGCCAGCCGGGTGCAGCGGATTAGCGCTGGGGAGCCAGAATGAGCCGAGCGGGGTCGCTGCGCCGGCATTTCCTGGTGGAGAACCTCGATTTGGAGGCGGCGTCCGGGGTACCGGGGGCGCGCTGGGAGGCGTTTCAGTTGGCGCTCTTCGACGATGAGGGGACATTTCGCGTCGACAATAAGAGCCGCCAGATTGCGTTTTCGTTTGCGTGCGCGGCGGATGGGCTGGCCGGGGCGATTTTGGAGGGGCGGGACGCGATTTTCGTCAGCATCAACCAGGAAGAGGCGGCGGAGAAGGTGCGCTATGCGCATCGGATTTATGAGTCGCTGCAGGTGGCGGGGCTGCCGAAGATTTTACGCGACCGAATGTTTGGGATGGAGCTGGAGAACGGGGCGCGCGTGGATTCGCTGCCGGCGCGGCCTCCACGTGGGCGGGCGCGGGCGAACATTTACATGGATGAGTTTGCGCATGTGCCGCGGGACCGGGCGATCTATCAGGCGGCGCTGCCCATCATTAGCAAGGGCGGGCGGCTGCGCATGGGGTCGTCGCCGTTTGGGGCGATGGGGGTGTTTTGGGAGATCTTCGAGCAGAAGATTCGCCCGTACCCGGGCTTTGTCCGGCGCAGTACGCCGTGGTGGGAGACGTATGCGTTTTGCCGAGAGATGCGCCGGGCGCGGCGCGACGCGCCGACGATGCCGACGGCGGAGCGGGTGGAGGTCTTTGGGAATGCGCGCATTCGGGAGATATTCGCCAACATTCCGGCGGATGACTTCCAGCAGGAGTATGAGTGCGTCTTCGTCGACGAGTCGACGGCGTGGATTTCGTGGGAGGAGATTCGCGACAATCAGGACACGGACCTGCTGTGTCACATGGGGTCGGCGTCGGGCAAGGAGATTTCGGCGGCGATTGACGCGGTGAATGCGCTGAACCGGGATGTGAATGCGGGGCGGGCGGAGCAGGCGTTTGCGCTGGGGATGGATGTGGGGCGCACGCGCAATGCGTCGGAGATTTTCTTGGTGGGGCTGGGGACGACGAAGCAGTATCCGTTGCGATTGGCGTTGACGCTGGATGCGGTGGGCTTCGATGAGCAGGCGGATGTGTTGCGCCATGCGATGAGGATGCTGCCGGTGGCGGTGGGCTATATTGACCGGACGGGCATCGGGATGCAGTTGGCGGAGCGGATGGAGCGAGAGTATCCGGCGAAGTTGCAGGGGCGGACGTTTACGGCGGGGCTGAAGCTGGAGTGGTCGACGACGGCGAAGATGCTGGTGCAGCAGAAGCGGACGCCGCTACCGGTGAACCGGGACTTGGCGTATCAGATCCACAGCATCAAGCGGCTACGCAGCGCGGGGAATATGTTGGTGTTTGATACGGACTCCAACGAGCGCCACCATGCGGACAAGTATTGGGCGTGGGCGCTGGCGCTGGCCGCGGTGCATGAGCAGTTGGGCGAGGGTGCGCGAGTGGCGCGGGTGCTGTAGCGATATGGGGACATTATCGGTCGAGGAGGGGTTATGGCGGACGGGATGAATGGGCAAGAGAATGCGCTGCTGCAGGCGCTGGTGGTGAATAGCATTGTGGCGGACCGGCGTAGCCTGGCGGGTGGGTTGGGGTTGCAGTTTGGCGGACAGCGCGATGTGTATGCTGAGGCGGGTTATCCGCTGGAGATTGATTTTGCGCAGTATCGGGTGCGCTATGAGCGGCAGGATTTGGCGTCGCGCATTGTGGATGCGCCGGCGCTGGATACATGGCGCAAGACGCCGGCGCTGTTGGACGGCATCGACGAGAAGACGGCCACGCCCGAGAGCGAGTTTGTGCGGGCGTGGAACGCGCTGGTGTCGATTGAGGATGTGGGCGATGACCTGGAGGACCGGCGCACGATCTGGCATTACCTGCGCCGGGCGGACCAGTTGGCGGGGATTGGGCGCTATGGTGTGATGCTGGTGGGCATCAACGACGGCGGGGAGTTGAGCCAGCCGCTGGGCAAGGCGACGGTATCGGGGCCGGGCGGGCTGCTCTATTTGAGCGTCTTCGATGAGGGGGACGCGCGGGTGGATACGATTGAGAATGACGCGGCGTCGCCGCGTTATGGGCTGCCGCTGTGGTATGAGCTGAATATGGGGACGACGCTGCAGGGGACGGGGATGGGGATGCAGCGGGTGCATTGGAGCCGGGTGGTGCACATTGCCGAAGGGCTGCGCGGGGACGAGCTATTTGGGACGCCGCGGCTGCGGGCGGCGTGGAACCGGCTGATGGACCTAGAGAAGGTGATGGCGGGCGCGTCGGAGGCGGCGTGGAAGCTGCTGTATAAGGGATTGATTTTGTCGACGCGGGATGGGTATAAGCTGCCCTCCGACGGCGAGTCGACGGCGGCATTTCGGGAGAAGATTGACGAGTACATCCACGGGCTGCGCCGGGCGCTGGAGTTGGAGGGGATGGATGTCACCATTGCGGGCGGCGAGGTGGCCGACCCGACGGGGTTGGTGTCGCTGATTATTTCGCTGATTGCGGCGACCTCCAACATTCCCCAGCGTATTTTGGTGGGGTCGGAGCGGGGCGAGCTGGCGTCGACGCAGGACCAGCAGACGTGGGACCGCTATGTGGCGGGGCGGCAGCGGGGATTTGCGGAGTCGATGATTCTGCGGCCGCTGGTGAACCGGCTGGTCTATGCCGGCGTGCTTCCGAAGCCGTCCAGCGGGGCATACATCGTGCGTTGGCCCGACCTGGAGGAGATTGACGCGACGGTAGAGGCGACGGTGGCCAAGGCCGCGGCAGAGGCGTTGGCGCTGGCGGCGGCGGGGACGGGACAGGTGGTGGACCTGGCGCAGTTCATTGCGACGTTCTTGCCGAATCTGCCGCGGGAGTCGATTCGCGCGGCGGTGACGCCGATGCTGCCGGCGCCGGTGCAGCAGGGTGGAGAGGGGGTGATGGCGGCCAACTCCGCCCCCTTTCGTGGTTTCCCCGGCGACTGGCGACGGTGGCGCGATTATCCGTAGCAATGCGGGGGTGCCGGGCGCGGACGGCAATGACCGGCTGCGGGCGCGGCTGGAGAATGCGCACGCGGATGCGATTGCGCGAGTCTTTGCGCGCATGCTGCGGGAGGTGATTCCGCGCGGGAGCCGCGCGGAGACGTTGGAGCCGGAGGCGGTGATGACGCGTTATCGGGCGGCGACGGGGCCGCTGCGGGAGGCGCTGGTGGCGATGCTGACGGAGGCGGCGCTGGCCGGGGCGCGCATGGGGCGGCGCCAGGTGGAGGCGCTGATGGGCGTGGCGGGGCCGCGGGGCAATCGGGCGGCGGGGCGGGTCTTCCGGGTGAACCGGGTGGAGATTCGCGCCACGGACTGGGAGATGGTGAACCAGGACGTGCTCGACTGGGTGCTGGGCAGCTTCGAGGGGCTGGGGACGGGGTATGGCGATACGTTGGCCGCGTCGCTGGTGCAGGTTTCGGAGGGGCAGATTCGGCATTTGATTGCGGACTGGATTCGGTCGGGCGCGCCGCTGATGGACTTGGAGCGGGCGCTGGAGGAGTTTGTGTTTGCGCGCGAGCGGGCGCATCTGATTGCGTCGACGGAGGTGACGCGGGCGTATGCCGAGGGGAATATGGCGGCGTGGCGCGCGGCGGGGATTATTCAGCGAAAACGCTGGGAAAGTTCTGCTGATGAATTAGTATGTGAAATTTGCGGGCCGCTGCAGGGGCAGGTGCGCGACCTCGACGAGGAGTTCGACGGGGGGATCATGCAGCCGCCGGCGCATCCGCGGTGCATCCTACCCGGCAATGAAGTCGTGACGCCCGGATTCGTCGAAGCGGCAGCCAAGAGTTTCTACGACGGGCCGGCTGTTGAGATTGTTGTCGAGAGCGGGCGCAGACTCACCGTTACCGAGAATCACCCGATATTGACGCGGCGTGGTTGGGTTGCGGCGAAGTTGCTCCGCCCAGGCGACCACGTGTTGCGCTGCGTCGACAGTCAACGGGTGGCGTCGACGGTCAACCCAGACGATGAGCACGTTCCAACCGTCATTGAGCAAGTATTTGACACGCTCCGGATGACGGGCGCGATGACGACCCGACGCGTGCCAGTTGCCGCCGAAGATCTCCACGGCGATGGGCGGCATGTGTACGGCGACATCGAGGTTGTAGGGACCCACCGCCTTCTGGTAGGTGATGCTCATGCCGGCGTCATGCAACCACTCGCCCATGCGCAGTTCGTCGGGCTTGGGCGGGATGGCGACTTCGCGGCTGGCGGCCAGGTTGCATTGTTCGGCGAAGGGGGTAGTACGCCCGCGCATTGCCCGGTGTGCAGCCGCGACCTGGCGACGCCGTTGGGCGGCGGTCATCTGCGACCACTTGACGGCCTCGGCCTCGGATCGACCGCGACTGGTGACGCCGTGACGTTGCAGATTGGTGCGCAAGGTGAAGCGACCGACGCCCAGCGCTTGGGCGAGGGCTTTCTCGGACTCACCGGCCAGGTAGCGGGCGACGACTTCTTCCATGTTGGGGATGAGCTTGGCGCGATGACTGCGGCGGTCAACATGGACGCCGGCGGCGACCAGGGCACGGGTGACGGTTTGTTGGCTGACGCCGCGCTCACGCGCGAGTTTACTGACCGTTTCGCCGGACTGATAACGCCGGATGAGGTCGTCAAGGTGCGGGAGTTCAATTTTGCGGGTCATGTGTACGATCTCCAAGTGGGGCCGTATCCGGTCTACTTCACTGAGGACATCATAACGCACAACTGTAGGTGTTGGCTAGTTCCCGTTGTGGAGGATGTGCCGGCGGAGGAGCGGATGCCTACGCCGGAACCGGTGGCGTTGAGAGTGCAGCCGATGGGGACGCCGGTGAGTGGGGCGTTGAATGTGCCAAAGCGGGGCAAGTACAGCAAAACCTATCAGCAGACACTGGCTGCGATTGATGCGGTGCATGGGGATGGTCCGTTGCCGGAGATTCTGGTGAAGACGAACACTCTCCAGGGGGCGTTCGGATACTTTGCGATGAATAGTCGCACTGGGGAGGCCATCGAGATCGGGGTAAGTGGCAGCGGCGATCACAAGGAGGTGACGTTGGCCCACGAGGTTGGGCATTTTCTGGACAGTCACGGGATCGGGCAAGGGGGATCGCCTGCATCGCTCGGGGATCCACGGCTGGACGACTGGCGGCAGGCGGTGATCGGCAGTCAGGCGGTGGCGGCGTTGGTTGACAAGTACACCAATCCGGTGGGGTATACGATCGAGGTGCCGTCGCCGTATGCCGGGGTTACGGTGCAGGCGCGGCCGCTGCCGGCGCGGATACGCTATCTGTTAGGGGCGGAGGAGGTCTGGGCGCGCAGCTATGCTCAGTATATTGCCCTGCGCTCTGGGAACGTAGAGATGTTAGCGCAACTGGATGGCTTGCGTCGTGATATACTGTATGGTGAGGCGCAGTGGTCCGACAAGGATTTTGAGCCGATTGCAGAGGCGATGGATCGGCTGTTTAGGGGGTTGGGATGGCAGCAGTAACCATGAGCGATGGGCGAGAGCTATCTGAGCAGGAGCAGGTAGAGGCGCTAGTCAGGCTTGGCGTGGGGCCGGAGACGGCGCAGGCGGTGGTGGCGATGGCGGCGGGCCGCGTCGTCGACGATGTGTTGCTGGTGGATGATGCGGGCCGGTTGGTCCCGCGGGAGACTCCGCCGCCCACGATAGTGCCACTGGGAGCTTAGTTCATGCCGACGATTGAGCTGAACGGGGATGAGGCGCTGCTGCGTGGGTTGCAGCGGGTGGACGATTTCAATTCGCTGCGTGCGCCGGCGGTTCGCAGTATGGCGCGGCTGCGAGCGATTTTGGGGCACTATCCGCCTCCGCCTACGGACAGCACCTATACGCGCACGGGGCGGTTGGGGCGCAGTTGGACGGAGGCGGTGGATACGTCGCCGTCGGAGATCCGTGCGGTGCTGGGGAACAATACGACGTATGCGCCGTATGTGCATGCCTCGGGGCCGGTGGCGGTGCGCGGGATGGTCATCGAGGGACAGGCGCAGGTTCATCAGGGGCGCTGGCCAACCGACCAGCAGGCTATCGACGATGTAGAGGATGCGGTGCGCCGCGATTTCGAAGATACGATTCGGGGGTTGGTGGATTTCTAGGGTGGGAAGGGAGGCCGTTTATCGAGAGATGCCGGAGGTCTTGATCAAGGAACTCCAACAATCATTCGACGGGCGACATGCACGGCTCACACATTTTGTCAGTGCGCATCCTATCATGAATCAGATGGCACTCTGGCTGCCTAGCAGTTGATTATAGGGTATGCCTGGCAGTACCGCAACCACTTTGACAAGATAGCCGGGAGCAACGCCCGCCTGTGGCGATGGCGCAACGCCCAGTCTCCGACTGATAAGAGGGCGTTATCGGCAGAGGTATCGGAACCACTCTTGATCGCCTGACAGAACAGTTGTATCATTGCGACAGACAACAGGCGGGCTGCCCTTTGCGGGCGCACCGCTGACATAAGCCCACTCGGCGCACGTTGATGCGCCGGCTCGGCCCCATCCTGGTCCTTTCGAGGCCCCAGGGTGGGGCCTTTTTTATTGGCCCGGGAAGAGGACGATGGCGCAGGACATCCGATTGCGACACAACAACCAGCGTGGGACGGGGTTTGCCAAGCGGCGCATGGACAACGGCGTGGAGTATCTGGCGTCGCCGGTGGTGGCGGTGGTGGCCGGCGTGCTGAACGGGGAACTGCTGACGGCGGAAGAAATCGCCAAGAGCGCGGTGGCCTGGGAAGGGCGGCCCGTGACGGTGGGTCATCCGGTGCGCAATGGGCGCTATGTGTCGGCACAGCGCGCTCCGGAGGCGGTCATCGGCGAGTTTCGCGCGGTGCGGATGGTGGCGGCGAGCCGTGGGCAGCCGGACCGGCTCTTGGGCGAAATATGGATTGATGTGGCGCGGGCGCAGGCGGCGGGCGGCGATGCCGCGGCGATTGTGGCGGCGCTGGAGGCGGATGCGGCGCTGGAGGTGTCGACGGGCTACTGGTGCGAGTTCACACCGCAACAGGGTGTCTTCAATGGGCGCGAGTACACGGGGATTCAGCGGGATCTGCAGCCGGACCATCTGGCGCTCCTGTTGAACGAAAACGGGGCGTGTAGTTGGCGCGATGGATGCGGGACGCCGCGGGTGAATCAGGCGGCGGGCCGGGACGGGGTGATGGTGGCCTTTTTCCCGCCGGCGGCGGACGCGGCTGGGCTGGCGCTGAGCGAGGGCGATGTGCCGAGCGGGAGTGAGGTGACGCCGGCGACCGAACTGCATTTGACGCTGGCGTATCTGGGCCGCGTAGACGAGTTGGCGGGCCGCGTGGATGAGTTGCGGCTGCTGCAGTACGTGGGCGGCTTCGCGGGGCAGATGCCGGTGTTGCGCGGGGAGGTTAGCGGGCTGGGCCGGTTTGGCACGGACGAGGGCGGCGGGATGCAGGCGCTGTATGCGTCCTTTGACGGGCCGATGCTGCCGGAGTGGCGGCAGGCGTTGGTGGAGATGCTGGTGTATGGCGCTGATGCGCCGGTGCGCCGGAAGCACGGCTTCACGCCGCATATCACGTTGGCGTATGTGCCGGCGGATGCGGCGACGGATCTGCGCCCGGATGCGCCGCGTGCTGTGGTCTTTGACCGGGTGAGTGTGGTTTGGGGAGACCGGCGCACGGACTTCCCGCTGTTGGGCGAGGCGGTGACAGGGGCTGAACTGGCGGCCAATCTGCGCCGGGGATGTGATTGCAAGCGAGAGGAGCGCGAGATGCAGGGTGATGAGCAGGAGTTGCAGGTGAATGGGCAGGAGGAGGTCGTCGAGGAGACGCTCCTCGACGAGGGCGTGGAAGGCCAGGCCGACGAGCCGGCGGCCACGGTGGAGGCTGCGCAGGAGGCGGCGCCGGTGGCCAATGCGCCGGCTGTGCCGGCGGAGGTGGTGGAGGTGGCGGCGCTTATCCGCGATTTGGGCGGTGTGGGCGCGGTGAAGGAGGCGTTGACGTTGCTGCGGGCGAACCAGGATGAGACGCGGGCGCGCATGGTGGACGAGTTGACGGCCAACCAGGCGTGTGCGTTCAGCCGGGCGGACCTGGAGGCGATGGACGCGACGCTGCTGCAGAAGTTGGCGCAGAGCCTGCGCACGCCCAGCTATGCGGGGCGGGGCGGGGTACGCGTCAATCAGCAGGATGAGTGGGTCGTCTATGAGCCGCCGGCCGCGGCTGGATAAGTAGACGGCGACGCAGGCAGGGACAACGGTCATCGGGCGGTAGACGGCTCCGGGAGGGGCGAGGTAGGAGAGAGACATGGCGAGCAGCACTTTCAACACGATTTTGATTCATGTGAACGGCGCGGAGCGGTCCATCGAGGAGTATAAGGCCGACGAGGCGCTGACGCCGGGGGAGTTGGTGCGCTTCGATGCGGACGATGAGTTGGAGCCGCACGGCACGGCGAATGGGGTGGCGTCGCCGAAGATTTTCGTGCTGGAGAACCCGTTTGCGACGGGCAACACCACGCCGGCCATCGACCAGGACTATGCGTTGGGCGACTATGTGCGCGTGATCTTCGCGCAGCCGGGGGATGTGGTCTATGCGTTCCTGAAGGACGGGGTGAACGCGGCCAAGGGCGATGTGTTGACCAGCGACGGTGCGGGCGCGCTGCAGAAGCCGACGGTGGATGCAAATCTGTTGTCGGGGGCAATTGTGGCGATTGCCGACGAAGACAAGAACAACACCGGTGGGACGCGGGTGCGCATTCGGGCGCGCGTGGCGTAGACCGGGCCGGGCGACGAGGACAGGTTTTCAGGGCGTTTTGACGCAGGAGGGATGGGGACGATGACGCAGGATGTGCAGTTGGTGGAGGCTGCTTCGGCGCAGGGCGCGGTGGCGCTTTCGGGCGGGGCGCGGCCTCTGCGCGTGAATACGCAGACCGGGGTGGTGCAGGTGCGGACGAGCCGCGGGCTGGTGGTGAACAGTCTGCTGCGCAAGGATGAGTGGGAGGCGCTGGACCGCACGGTGTTGGAGGCGGCGCGCTATCCGTTGCGTGGGGTGCAGGACCTGCGCAGCCGGGGACTGGTGCAGCCGCTGGGCGGGCTGGGCACGCTGATTAGCCAGTGGAACGCGGGCAGCGAGTTGACCGAGGCGAATGTCAACATGAACGGCCAGAGCCGTGGGTTGATGGACCGCCAGGACTACAAGCTGTCGGGCGTGCCGGTTCCGGTGGTGTGGAAGGATTTCGACATCGGCGTGCGCGAGCTAGAGTCGAGCCGGCGCATGGGCGATGGCCTGGACACGAGCCATGTGTTCGAGGCGACGCGCGTGGTGGCGGAGAAGCTGGAGTACATGCTCTTCAACGGGTCGCCGGTGGTGCTGAATAGCACGGCGCTGTATGGCTATCGCACGCAGACGAACCGCAACACGGACACCGCCACGAACTATGGCGGCGGCGACTGGAGCACGATTACGAACATCGTGTCGACGGTGGCGGGGATGATTGCGGCGGCGAACGGGGACCGGCACTATGGGCCGTTCGTGCTGTACTGCTCGACCGTGCAGTACAACGAGGCAGCGTTGGGGTATTACACCGACGGCAGTGGCCAGACGCCGCTGCAGCGCATTCTGGCGATGCCGGAAATCGAGGCGGTGCAGAAGGTTGACGCGGCGGTGCTGGCGGCAGGCGAGCTGGTGCTGGTGCAGATGAGCCGCAACGTGGTGGACTGGGCCGAGGCGATGGGCATCACGGTGGTGGAGTGGATGAGCGGCGACGGCATGACGAACCACTTCAAGGTGATGGCGGTGGCTGCGCCGCGCGTGAAGGCGGATTATTCCGGCCAGAGCGGGATCGTCCACGCGACGGGTTCCTAGTCCGGGATAGACTGACCGATTCTGCGCTTCACTGGCTTAACGGGTCTGCGACTGAGGGCGTTGCGCCCGGTCTTCGGGCCGGGTGAGGATTGAAACGACCGATAACGGCTTGTTATCGCTAGACCCCTGCTCCGCGGTTGCGCCGCGCAGGGGAGAAGGGAGAGAGGATGCCGACTTTTCGAGTGCGCCCGGGCTTTCGCCACGGGGCCGGCAAGGTGTATGGGCCGGGGGACGTGGTGACGTTGAGCGAGGCGGAGGCGGCGGGGTTCCGCGACAAGTTGGAGATGGTTGCGGAACCCCAGGCGCCCGTCGTCGATGAGACTCCTACGCCTCAGGCCGAGGAGGATACGCCGGCGGAACCGGAGGAGGATGGCGCGGCGGAAGCGGCGGGGGACGAACCCGCGGCTGCCCAGGCCGAGGAGGATGACGACGCGGCGGAAGCGGCGGAGACGCCCAAGCGACGGGCGCGAAAGTAGGCGGGGATGGCGACGCGTGCGCAGGCGGAGACGGTGTTGGTGCGCCGGGTGGGGCGGTATCTGACGCTGGCCGGGTTGGACGGGACGACGAACAACGGGACGAATGCCGACCTGGCAGACCCGATTGCGTGGGCGCTGCGCAAGTTGGAGTTGCCGGTGGCCGACCCGACGAATCCGTCGACGGGGGAAGTTGCGGCGACGACGCGGGTGGATGCGCTGTTTGACCTGGCGGAACTGCGCACGCTGGAGAACATCCTGGGCAATCTGAGCTTGGTGACGGCGACGGTCGGTCCGCGCACGGAGCATTACAACGACCTGGCCAAGCGGCTGGGGGAGATGATTCCGCGCAAGCGCAAGGCGATTGAGCAGGAACATGGGATTAGCCTGGGTCAGGTGCGTCCGGCCCGCTTCGAGATTTGGTAGGGGAGGAACGGATGAGAGGGATGCGAAGGGCGGCGCTGAGCGTGATGGCATCGGCGCTGGCGATGGTGTTGTTGGCAGCGTTGCTGCTCCCGCTTGGCCAGGCGCAGGCGCAGAATCCACAGCCGGGGACGGTGGTCGGGATTGCGACCTATACGTTGGCCGCGGGGCAGTTGGTTTCGGGCACGACCGGCTATTCGGACTCGCCCCAGGTGCTGGCCACGGGGTTGGATGTGTCGCTGGTGGCGGCGTGGCAGGCGGCGGATGTGTTCATCGACGCGGTGACCGGTCCGACGAGCACGGTGACCGTGACGGTGCAGTTTAGCCCGGATGGTGCGTTGTGGGTGGATGGTTATGAGCTGTATCCGTCGTGGGATGTGTCCGGTACGGCAACGTTGAACAGGCTGGTGTATCAGACGGTGGTCGACGCGGCGGATGGGAGTGGGGCGGCCGGCGTCGATGTGCTGCGGGTGCCGATTGCCGGGGAATACATGCGCGTCAAGATTGACGCGACGGCGGAGTCGACGGTGACGGTCAAGAGCACGTTGCGGAATAACTAGCGATGGCGATGCCATTCGCTGCGACGGCGGCCTCCACGAAGCGGGCGACGATGAGCAATGGGAAGCGCGGGACGCCGACGACCTTTTTGACGGGGGTGGTGTGTACGCCACCGGACCCGGCGGATGGGAGTCGCCGCGCGGAGCTGCAGCAGATGGGGGTGGAGACGCCGAACCGGCTGCTGGAGACATTCATCGAGGGCGCGCCCGACATTCGCGAGGGGGACCGCTTTTTGGTGGGCGGGGCGGAGTATGCGGTGCGCGCGGTGGCGGCGTGGGCGAAGGCGGGTTCGCTGCCGGGGTATGTGCATGTGCTGCTGGAGGATGAGGAGGCGCGTCCGTGATTACGCCGGTGAACCGAGAGGCGGTGCGCGATGCGTTGGCCGCGGCGCTGGGGACGGGGTTGCCGTCGGCGCAGGCGGTGTATGGGTATCAGCGCGGCGGGTTCGATGGGCAGACGCCGGTGGTGCGGGTGATGAGCGCGGGGAGCTATCGGACGCGCTTTACGGCGCAGGGGGGCCGGGGCGAGCTGTTCTTCTTGGTACAGACCTGGGTGCTGTATGCGGACCCGGCGCTGAACTGGACGGAGGCGCAGGCGGAAGACCGGCTCGACCAGTTGGAGTTTGAGCTGGCGACGTGGATGGAGAGCAACCGCAACACGCAGTATTGGTCGTGGATTGAGTATGCGGGGCGCAGCTTCATTAATCAGGTGAAGTTGCAGGGGCAGCCGTATCTGGTGGAGGACATTCCGGTGCTGGTGAAGGTGTTCTGATGCGAATCTTGATTGGGGTGGCGCTGTATCCGAGCGAGCCGACGCTGCATCCGTTGACGGAGGCGTGTGTAGACGCGTTGACTGCGGCGGAGAATGTGCCGGATGGGTGGGAGGTGCACGCGGCGCAGTTTGGGGGGGATGACCCGGCGCTGGGGCATTACGCCAATCTGTGTGCGAAGCACAACCGGATGCGCGAGCGGGTGCTCGACGAGGGGTATGACGCGCTGCTGTCGATTGAGGCGGACATGATTGTGCCGGCGAATGCGGCGGTGCGCTTGGCCGCGGTGGATGCGGATGTGGCGTATGGGCTGTATGTGAGCCGGTCGACGCAGATGTGGCTGCTGTTTACGGAGTTGGGGCCGGCGCGCGGGCTGTCGATGGCGGCCAACCCGGAGCAGGCGGCGGCGGTGTTTGGGCAGGTGGTGGCCAGCAAGGGCGCGGGGATGGGCTGCACGCTGATTCACCGGCGGGTGCTGGAGCGGGTGTCGTTTCGCTTGGAGCCGGGTGCGCGCTTTGCGGACGATTGGTGGTTTGCGCTGGATGTGGCGGCGGCGGGGTTGCGTCAGGCGCATGACACGGGGCTGTGTTGTGGGCATGTGCTGCGCGATGGGCTGGTGGCGTGGCCGGGTGTGCGGCGCACGGAGAGCGGTGAGGTGGTGCTGCACCGCTACGAGAATTTGGGGGTGGGGCGGATGGCCGCGGACCGGTATGAGGCTAGGTATTTGGTGTTGCGCACGCTGCATTTGCCGAGCGAGAACCGCTATGCGGGGCCGGGCGAGGTGGTGATGCTGACGGAGGATGCGGCGCGGGTGTTGATGGGGCGGCAGGCGGTGACGCCGGCGACGCCGCCGGAGGAGAAGCAGGAGACGCCGTCGCGGGGGCGGCGGGCGAAGCGGGGTTAGTTCGGATTTGAGGGAGGCAGACGATGACGCAGACGACTGGCGCGATTCCGCGCAGTAATTTCCAGGCGCAGGTGAGCACGGACGGGACGACGTGGACCGACATCAGCGGGCAAGCGGTGACGGTGCAGCGGTCCGACGGCGACCAGATGATTGGCGAGCAGAACACGGCGGACGGCTCCAGCCCGGTAGTGACGGGCAGCAACAAGAAGGCGGCGGAGACGGTCACGGTGGCGGCGGTGTACACGGAAGGGCCGACGGAGGCGTATGAGGTGGTAGCGGCGCGCTATCGGGGCGCGGCGAAGACTATCTTCTTTCGCTGGGCGCCGAAGGGCGGCATCGGGACGGTGGCGGGGAACAACATGTTCACCTGCGCCAATGATGCGGGGACCGCGATCGCGGTGCCGATCATCAACTGTTCGATTCCCGACCTGGACGCGGGGAGCGGCGACCCGGCGATGATTGAGTTCAGCTTGCGAACGCCGAATGTGGCGGAGGCGCTGACGACGACGAGCTAGGCGGTGTGGCGGGCGGGGGCGAGGGCTCCCGCTCGGGCTGTTGTGTAGCGATATTAGATGATTATCGGTCGGCCCGGGCCGGCTGGGACTGGGGAGCGCACGAATGGCAGACAATGTGTTGATTCGGTTTAAGGAGACGGCGCCGGTCGAGATTGAGATCGACATGAGCCGGCTGTCGTGGCGGGATGTTTTCGATTTGCAGAAGCTTTCGCCGGAGAGCGGGGCGGGCGGTGAGGATGAGGCGATTCGGATTGTGCAGAAGTGCATTCCGGACCGCAACGTGATGGATCTGCCGGCGACGACGATGGAACCGATTATGCGGGCGATTTTTAACCGCATTCGGACGGTGGAGGAGGCGCAAAAAAACTAGAACTGGCGCTCACCATCCATTTGTGGACGGGAGGTGATGCGCCGATTGAGTGGGTGGAGTATCAGTTGTGCAGCATGTTCCACAAGTTGCCAAGCGAGTTGGCGGCGGAGAGTTATGAGGACATGCGCTCGATTTTGACGTGCATTGCGGTGGAGAACCGGGTGCGCGAGCAACGGCGACAGGTAGACGCGCAGCGGCCGGGCGGGATGAAACGGCTGCATTAGGACGGGGCGAGATGGCGATTCTGGACATTCTGGTGCGGGCACGCAACCAGGCGAGCGGTCCAATCGACGAGGTGACGGGCAGCGTGCATGGGTTGAAGAGCGCTGCTTCTGCCGCGGCCAAGGGCGGGTTGACGCCGTTGACGAATGCGCTGTCGACGATGGCGGCGAACTATGCGACGCAGGCCATCAACGGGCTGGTGGGCGGGATGCGCGCGCTTGTGTCCGACTCCATCAGTGCGGCTTCGTATGTGGAGGAGATGCGCAGCAAGTTTGCGGTGGTGTTCGGCGACATGGCCGGGCAGACGGAGGAAGAGCTGACGGCGATGGCCACGGCCATGAACCGCTCGAAGTATGAGTTCATGGACTTCGCCGCGCTCATCCAAGACACGTTTGTGCCGATGGGCTTTGCGCGTGAGGAGGCGCAGAAGCTTTCGGTGGGGTTGGTGGGGCTGGCGACGGATGTGGCCAGCTTCAACAATTTTGCGGATGCGGATGTGATGCGCGATTTCCAGAGCGCGCTGGTGGGCAACCACGAGACGGTCCGCAAGTATGGTGTGCTGCTCAATGAGACGACGCTGAAGGAAGAGTTGTCGCGCATGGGCAAGCACGACTTGACCGGCGCGGCGCTGGAGCAGGCGAAGGTGCAGGCGCGGCTCAACATTATTATGGCGTCGACGTCGGATGCGCATGGGGATGCGGAGCGCACGTCGGGGAGTTATGCGAATTCGATGCGTGGGCTGGCGGCGGTGATGCAGGAGTTTCGGGCGAGCGTGGGCGCAGAGATTTTGCCGGCGCTGGCGCCGTTCATCGGGATGATTGGAGATTTCGTCCGCGAGCACGGACCGAAGTTTGTGGA